AATGGCCTATGACTTGAATCGATGCCCGCAGACCGAGGCAGAAGCACAGGACTACATCTTCACGCTTTACAACCGCACGATCGGTCAGCCCGCGAACGACTGGCAGGGCGTGATGCAGAATAGCAATCTGCCTCACAACATCTACACTCCTGGCCTCAAGGCAGACGGAACCTGGCCGATGTTCGGGTTCACGCAGATGTGGTCGAACGGCCCTCGGGGACGCATTTTTCTGCCGAGTCAGAGCGCCGACGAGAACAACTACTACACTCGTCAGATTCAGGTCATCGAGGACGCTCCTGAGGGTGGATTGCGTTGGGCGTGGAAATACATCAGCGGATTTGCCTACACTCCGGTCCAGGGTGTCGCAGAAGTGCCTCCCGGAACTGGTCCTCCTCCCGCAGTCATCGTCGGCGGCGGCCTGACGGAAGCCCAGGTTCAGGCGATGATTGACGACAGCATCGCTCAGGCCATCGCGGGTTTTCAAGGGGTCCTCTACGGGGACAAGATAGCCCTGAGGACGAACTCTGGGATGCTTGCAGGTATCCAGGGGGGCGGACCCACCGTCGAGGACCAGCCGGTGAACCTTATTGGGAAGAATGATCCTCCCCATGCCTGGGAGTCATTCGAAGTCGTAAAGGGTGAATGAAGATTCGTCCTTTCCAGGATTCGGATATGCTCGCCATAGACGAAATCTGGAAGAAGCACCACAGCAACGACTTTTCCGTTCCGAACCGAGAGACTCGCTTGGTCGAGTGGGTTGCCGAGGAGGACGGGAAGGTCGTTGCTTACGGGCAAGTCAAGCTCTTTGCCGAGGCTATGATAATCCTTGATAAAGATTCTTCTCAGAGAAATAAGGTAGAAGCTCTCAAGGGGCTTCTATTAGAGGCTTTTCGCGGCACGCAATCATCTGGGCTAGAAGATATTTACTGTTTCATCCGAGATCCTTCCTTCGCATCTATCCTCATCAACCATTTTGGCTTCGAGCTAGTCGATAATCCAGGCGAACTTCTATTGAGGAAGGTGTAATATGGGTGGAGGTAAGGAAGGGAAAAAGACCAACACGATGATCGACACGGATAGGACCAAGGCCACCCAAGAGCACAATACCTACATGGGAGCGGTCAACACTGGTCTAACCGGAGCGCAGTCTCGTGCGGGTGATATGTATGGAGTCCAGTATGGCGGCTTCAAGGACTTCTCGGAAGGGAAATACAACTACGGCTCTCCAGACCTTCAAGGAGCGGGAGGCGGTGGTGGAGGTGGTGGAGGCGGAGGTGGCGGGTATGCTCCTGCTGCTGCAGACGAACGAGGTAGTCTCGCTACCGATTCCTATAAGAAGTTCCTCGAATCGGGAGGAGCGGATCGAACCCTCTTTGATACGCATCAAGCGACTCTCTCAGAGCTTGAGAAGAGTGGGGGCTGGTCTCCCGAACGCATGGCATCGATGCAAGGCAACATTGATGCGTTCAAGGAGATGGGTCGGACGGGAGGGGTAGACGCTGCGGGTCAGGCGAGGATTCGTGGTGGGGGCATGTTCGAGGACTGGGCACGCACTGGAGGCTTGTCTAGTCAAGATATGGGGAACATGCGAGCGCGCGGGAATTCGGTCATCCCGTCGTATTACAAGACGATGCAGGATGAGTCGAACCGAATGGGGGCCATCCAAGGTGGATATGGTCCCGGTCGGCAGGCAATGGCTTCTCGTGCCGCTCGAGACCAGGCTTACAACGCACAGCGCGCAGCCCTGGATACTGAGCTTGGAATTTCGGATACAAAGAGGAAGGGTCAGCAGTGGGGTGGGCAGCAGATGTCCTCCTCGGAGCAAGGACTCCAGGAACTCCTATCTCGGAACAAAACAGCAGGTCTCACTGGAGCCACCCAAGCCGAAACTGGGATGGTTTCAGACATTGCGCGGACTCGTGGAACTTCTGCTTCATCTGCTGGAGCGAATGAGCTAGAGATGCAGGGTCTCCTCCAGAAGGGCAAGATGTTCGGCACGGAGGGTCTGGCAGCGCAGGCAGAGGCAGAGGCAAATCGAGCAGCTCAGAGTGCTGCGGCGGCTGCTGCTCGGGGGGACTACAATCGGCAGTGGGAAGCTCAGTTCAACGCGGGAAATCGCCTCGCTGGTCTTGAAGGTATGAACTCTCTGTATACCTCGAAACCGGCTGAAGTGGACATGTATCTCGGTGCGAACCGCTCCGGGAGAGACCTAGCCTACGGACAACAGAGCACCACCTACGATGCGAGGATGGCAAATAACCCCAAGACAGATTGGGTTGGTTTGGCAGGTAGCATTGCAGGAGGTGCGGGTGGCTTGATGACGGGAGCCGGTGCCCTCGGCTTCGGAAAGAAGAAGAAGTAACATGGGACTCATGGACTCCTATCGTCTTAACAGTATTATGGGTGGTAAGAGGCAAAGCCCCTATAAGTCTGTAAACTTCAACACTCCTGATGCTCCGCAGACTCCCATCGGCCCAAAAGGGGTGAGCTTCCAGCAACCAGAGATTCAGATCCCAACTGAGGACGAGGATGATTCGTCCAGATACTATCGGATGATTCAGGACATTCGAAACGAGCAGACGCCCGGAATGACGGCTTACAAGACTGCCCTCCAGCACCGACCGCAGGAGGAAGAATATAAGCCGAACGCTTGGACCCGCACTGCCTCCGCCCTCTCTGGATTCTCTGCTGGGTTGAAGGATGCTGGCAAGGGAATCACTACTGCTATGGGTCTCAACAGGGAACCATATCGGAGAGCGATGGAAGAATACCAAGGCGAACTTTCTGGACTAGAAGAACAGGCCGGGATGGAGCAGGACGAGCGGGAATCCCGGATGGAAGCAATTCGGGATGCCTCGAGGATGGGGCTGGAGCATCAGAAGTTCCTGCAACAAGGAGAGCATAATCGGGCCTTGGAAGGGACTGCTGCGACGAATGCTCGCGCCAATGTCATGCGAGCTGAAGCGTCGACGAAGCCCACTTACGCTCTACACGCAACACAAGGTGGGTTCCTCGCGGTCAATAGCAAAGACCCGAGCGATACCAAGATGATTGCAGCCAAGACTCCTCAGGATGCAGCCCATGAAGTTGCCCTGATGAACGCACGGAACTCACAGGCCCAGACTCAGATAAGCAGAGAGCAGCTCCAGAGAGGCTTGAATCAGGACCAAGTTAACAACTACTACCGAGACGCGGACCTCAGCATCCGTAGCCGGACTGCCGACGCGAATGCCAACAAGCCACCGACTCCTGCCTCGCAAACCAGTGCGCGTGAGCTGGCTCTCGACAAACTCATGATGCATCCGAAGTGGAGCAAGTTTGTTGGGACGAAGGATGAACCCAAGGGTCCGCAGGACTTTACTCCGGAGCAGTGGAATACATTCCAGCAAACTTTGAGGGCACTGGAAGAGGAAATCCTAGCAGGAGGGGGTGAGTAATGCCTCGCCAGAAACTCAGTTTCGACTCTCCTCCTCCGAACCTCAGCTTCGGTTCGCCTACTCAAGTTCAAGCGCCTCAGCGACCGGCTCGTCGGAGCTTTGCTGAGATAGAGGCGGAGCAGAGTGCTCTCCTGGACAAATACGAGTCAGAGCAGGGAACGGGTGAATCCATCTGGGAAAACGCGAATCGCCCCAGATGGACGAAGCCTGCAGAATGGGGGCAGCAATTAGGGGAGTTCGTAGAGAGTGCCCCAATTACCTCTCCGATGGGCCTAGTCCGAAACAAGGTAGCAGGGGCAGCCTCCAGATTCGCAGGGAACACCGTCTCCCAAGCTACCTCTCCAGTAGGCGCTGCTACGTTGGCCGCGACCGCAGTTTCGGGTGGAGCTGCTGCGCCTCTCCTCGGTGGAAGGATGGCTGCAGGCCAGGCGATTCCCTTTGCTGCGGGACGTGTAGCTCAGGGAATTGGTGCGCTGCAAACTGCACATGGAATAGGTGAGGTCGGGGGAGGTCTATCAGAGGGGGATTACGGGCGGGCAGGAATGGGGGCGGTGGAGGTAGGCTTTGGTGCTCTGGGCCTTCGGAATCCTGGGGGGAAGCCTCGTCCCACTGTGGGATCGAATATCGGAAATGTAGGACTCGAAGATATCGGTGCGCCTCCGACTACTACGACCGGGATTCGCGGAACTCCAATGCAGCCTCAGGGTCGTCCTGTAGGGGGTCCGAATCTCGCTGGAACTGATCCGACTCTTACGACCGTTCCAAGGACAATTCCGCTTCAGGGTCAGACCTCCCCACTCAGAGCACATCCTCGGAGAATGCTACCGGAGAATGCAGCAACGCCTCCTCCTCTACAAAGTGACCTGCCTGGGCCTCCCAGATTCATAGCTGGTCCAGCAGGAACCGAAGTTTTCCCTGGGAACCGATCTTTGGGCGTTGTAGAGAAGGGTCGAGTCTCTAATGTCTCTGCTGGAATGGGTGGTGCTCAGACCCCTGAGAAGTCAGCATTTGAGGCTCTGGTCCCTGACCGCTATAAGCGGAGCGCGCAGGGAATCTCGGATGAAGGACTCACCTACAACTGGAGAGGTGAGACTGTTGAGCCTCCTACTCCCGGGCTTCGTCTCAACCCGCAGGGACAGCTCCGCCCCGAAAAGGGCTTCTCCATGAGCTTCCCGCAGATGGTCGATAAGTATGGCCTGGAGGAAGCTGCGGCTCGAGCGCGTGTCACCGAGGCGGAAGCACAGAAACTCCTCAAGGGCAAACCGATAGTTCCGGCTGCAAAGCCGAAGGCTAAGTCGAAGTATCCTCCTCCGACCCTGACTGGTAAACAGCCAAAAAAAGTGGAGGCGACACCCCCTGAAGTCATAGCGGCTGCAAAGAAACTGCAGGCAATGACCCAGAGGGAAGCTGCTCCCGTCGCCACTGCTGCTCCTGTTCAGGGGCCAAATCTGGGAGCGATGAAAACAACCGAACTCAAGGCTCTAGCAGCAGAGGGAAATACGCAGGCTGCTGATATTCTCGCCAAGAGAGCAGCTTCGCCTCGTCAACCCACCTCCCTGAAAGAGCGGTTGGCAAACGCGATTCCCGAAAGACTGAAGGGAGAGACCGGAGCCATCGGACCTGGGGTCGGACAGCTGAATGTGACCAAGGCTGCCCTAGACGATGTGGACCGACAGATCGCTGCAGCTGTGAAAAACGGCGAGCCGGTGGAGGGACTCCTAGCAGACCGGGAGGATGCGTATAACGCTTGGCAGGCAGCTCGGGGTGTGAATCCGAAAGCGGAGGTTCCTCGGAATGCTTTGGCTAGAGAATCCCTGAATCCAGAATTCGATGCGCGACGTCAAGCTATGGCTGACGACACAGCTCGAATGGAGAGGGAGCGTCTGGAAAAGCCATTCAATCAGGCAGAGCAAGATAAGGTTGATGATTGGAACAGAAGGACTGATAGGTCAGCTCTCTACGAGGGTAGGAATGTCAATGATATTCGCACTCCCCTCGATGAACGACAGCTTCAGGTAAAAGCTGCTAACGACAAGATGCGGCAGTTCTCAGATGAGCGCGCGCGTTGGTTCTCTGAGCAGGAGGAGCAGCTACCAGAAGGTGAGTTCTTCAAACCTCCTCCCGGACGCACTAAAGAGGACTTCAATCGGGAATACGGGCGGATGCAGGACGAGCGTAATGCCCTCGTTGAAAGACTCTATCCAGAGGAAGTGCGCGCGCTCAAATCTCGTCCTCCAGATATCGACGTAGAGCCAATTCCGACACGTCCAAGTTCGGATGACCCTCGTTGGCTGGAGTCAAGACAGCATTCCTCAGGCGTCGATGCAATGCTGCGAGAGGACTCTAATCCAAATTGGGAGCGTCCTCCTTTCCGTAACGTAGAGGATAAGCCGCCTTTCATCAATACCGGAGAGGGGTCCACTATCGAACCGGGACGTCTGGTTCCACATAAGGACTGGTATGCGGGACAAGACCGTATTGACCGGGGTCAGGTAGAGTCTGTCAAGGAGTTTGGAGTCAGCGCCCCAGAGGCAGCAGCGAGAAGTAAGCCTTACGTGACTATCGATGCAGATGGTAATTACCAGATTCACGATGGTCATCACAGGTCTACTGCAGCCTTGGAAAAGGGTGAAGCCCTCGACATGAACATAGAGGACTATAGCCCTAGGGACTCCTGGTTCCGCAAAACCCGCAACATGACCGGATACGACAGCCCATTTCGGGAGGCTGGGTCGAAGGCTGCCTCGAAGTTCAGTGCGGCAATGGATGCAGCTGAATCGAAGGAGCTAGGAGAATCCTCCTACGACGCCCTGATTCGAAGCCTCGCGTCAATGCGGAGAAGGTTCGGAAATGAAACGGGAGCTGTAGGTAAGAACATCAATCCGATAATTAAGGAGCAGGCCCGGATAAAGGCTGCTCGTGCTCAAGCAGCGGCGGGTGGAGCGAACAGAGGTCGGGTGCCGGGAGGAGGGAATCCACCTTCTCCGAGACCTGGTGCTTCCCCACCTCCGGGAGGGCAGCCTCCTTCTACGGGTGCAGGGTCTTTGCAGAGACCTGTTGGGATGGGTGAGAAGGCGTGGAATGCGATGCTCCAGGCCAGAATGACGGCGATGCTGTCAGGTCTGGCAATTCCCAAGTCGATGCTAGGGAACGTGGGAGCACACGCATTTGCGTCGATGGAGAGGAAGTCGATGAAACCTCTCCAGGAGCTTATGAATACGGGGGAGAACTGGAAGAATTTGAAGGCAGGATGGAAGGCGGGAGCTGTCACACCGGATGCTAACGACCTAGGGTTTGGTAAGTTCAATATCCCTGGTCGTATCATGGGTGCATTTGACGAGATGTCGACCAAGAGCCTGCAAAGAGCGGGAATGACCGAAAAGGAAGCTAAGGAGATCCTCCTGACTTCTCCAACTACCTTTGGTAAATCCCTAGGCTTGCAGACTCCTATGGGTAAGCTCCTGGTGCCCTTCCAAAAGACGCCCGCGAATACCATGAAACAAGGATTCGAGCGCGCGTGGAAACACAAGGGTATCGGAGCTGGTGCAATCGGAGCCGGTGCTGCGATGGGAACGCAGACAGATGACCCGAAGAAGATTGCTTTGGCCTCTGCTCTGATGGGGCCATATGCTCTCCCATTCCTCCTCGGTGCCCTCCCGAGCGCAGGTGAGAAAGCAGTTCAGGGATTCTCTCCCATACCGGAATGGTCGGTTCACAAGTCGATTACGGACCCATTTGCTCCCTTCCAGAAGCCAGGTTTTGCGCGGCTATTTGAGAAGAAGGGAGGAGACGCAAGCCTCTGGGGTAAGGAAGGGGATACGCGAATCTGGGAAAAGAAAAGCCCCGCCGGTCGGGCGAGGCCTAAGAGTTCCAACAGGCGCAGTCGGAGGGACTAATTCCCCTCCTTCTGCATCTTCGAGTAGTTCTCAACTACGGCTGTAGTCAAGACATAGACAATCTCCTTCTTCGTGCTACCATTGAGAGAAATCAACTTAATCGTTACCGCCTTCTGAGCCTCTAGGGATTCTGCAATTCGGTCTAGCTCGTAAGAGTCAAAGTCTGCCCAGTGTTTCTTGAGCATATTGACTCTAGTCATAGCGTAGCCGTGTTCTTTCCGCGAGAGCAACTCCTTCAGGAAGGTCGCAGTCCCCACCGAAGTTATCGACTTCCCGCCTCCCATAGAAACCCTGCGCGCACCCGGCACGAAGTCCTGACAGGCGATAATAGCCTCTTGCACATCTTCCTCCTCCAAGACTAGGTTGACCTTTCTGGAGAGGGAGATAAGCATTGCAGCCTTCAGGATGTGGTCGTGCAACCGCTCGATGGTCCCTGTGGTATCCGTATACTCCCCATCGGAGAAGTCCGCATACCACTTGTTGTAAATCTCCCGAGCACCGTCTGAATACGTGAACTGACCGCGAAGCTGAGAGAGAACCTTCAGATACTTCGCAAGTTCTGGAATCTCGATAGACTCCTTAGGCTTGCTGGTCAGTGGGTTGACGATGCTCTTCCTATCTGCATGGATGATATTGGTGCGCGCCACAAAGCCGCCTCCAAGTGCGTTGTCCGGGACAGCATCCTTGAAGTGAACTTCGTTACTCGCTCCAATCATCGTCAGACACGGATTCTTCAGCTTTTCAGAGCCGCTGCCTTTGGTGAGGTTTGTCCATTCGGGGTTGTAGTCGCCGTCGTATAGGTCTGTGAGGATGGTTAGTGCTTGTTGGTCTTGGATGATGAAACTTGCAAACTCCGAAGTCGTCAGGAACCCAGAAGCGTCAGTCAAGGGAGGGCCTCCATTATCACTGGTCTTGGCTTTCTGAAGCTCAGTGATAATCGCTTGGATACTTGCCCTTCCCGAAATGACCCGAGTATTACCTACCTCTGTGACCAGCCGTTTTGCGAGTGCTACGGGTGGCCCCTTTCTGATCCCGGATTTACCCACGAGCAGGACGTAAATGTTAGGGTATAGCTTGTAATAGAACTTGTCAAGATACACCTGATTTTTCACGACTGCTGCGATGGCTGACATACCGGCCCAGTAGTAATACTTTCTAGGACTCTCTGACTCCTTAGTTACTGACATCAGATGGTCCAGCCATGTCATCTCGTCCCCTTAAGCTGCTACTGGTAAGTAATCGTGCATTCCATCACATCCCCTACAGCCCTTAACTTTACACTCCTTGTAGTTCCGTCCGACCTTGGCTTCTGAAGGGATTATCAGCTTGCCACGAGAGAGGGTGCAGTTAGCGAAGTCGATGGGCTTATTCAACTCCTCAGTCATGATCTGCACGTATCTCTCGACGTAATCATTGGGGACTAATCCAACGAATGCGTCGTGAGCCTCCACTACGAACGGGGTTTTGCCTCCGATGAAGCGGGGAAGAACCTTGTCCGCCCAGAAGCGAGGAAGAGCTCGTAACCCAGCCTGTCTAAGGTGGTCTGGGACAGTTGACTGGGGTATGTGCGCGTAGGCTTCTCGGTAGAGTTCATCTCCCCATCTACCAAAGAATTTGCGGTATCGTCCGAAAGGCGAGACAAGGACACGGTCGTTTTTGTCAATCGCATCCCTGATTTCTTTGTGAAAGACTTGACGGATAGGAGGATTGAACTGATGGAACTTTTCGAGTATTTTGCCTCCTTGCCACTCAGAAATGCTGATGTTAATACCGAACTTCTTGGCGTCCGTATTAACAATTTGCATGAGTCTCTTTTTGCCCATGTCATAGTTTCCAGCATGGCGAGTTGTTTTACCGATAAACCTAAACTCAGGAGTAACTTTTTCAAAGGCCACACCAAATATCCAGGTCGATGTAAGCCGATGTATGTCAACCTTATCGTCGAACAACTTGAGGGTTTTTTCATCTCGTCCTAGGAGCGCAACAATCCTAGCCTCCGCTTGCGAAAGGTCGATTTCAACGAATGAGTAGCCTGGGTCTGCGATGAAGTAGGAGCGAAGTTCTGCCCCTATCTCACCGTGCTTGGTCATCGTTTGGAAAGCGAGTCCAATCTTTTCGGGTCGTAGGGGCTGCTTAAGGATGCTGTTAGAGCTTCGCCCGGTTTCAGTTCCACAGATTCTGACACTAGTTCGCATCCGTCCGTCGTAGTCAGGCTTAGCCTCAAAGTAAGTCCCCTTGGACTTACGTAATCGGCGGATATGGATGATGAGTTCAAGAGCTCGTTTGTGGGAAGGTAACTTGCAGGAGTTAGCTTCCAGAGCGACCAATGTATCCTCATCGACACCTTTCCTTATCGGGAGTTTGAACTCTTTGTAGAGTAGCTCCGAGACCTGCTTCGGAGAACTCACGTTTACCGGATGGCCCACAATGTCGTCTAGGTCGAGCTGAGCATACTTAATCTTGTCCTCATACTCTAGGATCAGTTCTTTCCTCCGGTTGTCATCTGCGAGGATGCCTACCTCTTCGAGGTCCTTATAGAGGTAATGCAGCTTCATCACATAACCGAAGAAGAAGTCGTCGAGCCAGTTTGGGAATCCGGGCACGACCAATTCGCGCGCAGCTTCTGTGAGGCGGAGGAAAATCTCGAAGGCGACGGCAGCATCCTTCGCATTGTAGAGCAGGAGTCTGTCTACCTTGTCTTTCTTCCAGTTGAATTCCCGGCCCTCGTCTTTGTAGTAGGGTTCTTCCGTGTAGATGGAGGCAAGGAAAGCCTGGCTCTTCTCGAACTCACAATGCAGAGAATGAGCTAGAAGCATTACGTCGCAGTAGACGTTCCTGATCTTGATGCCACAGACGTCCTCTAGCTTCCCGTGATCGAACTTGAAGTTCTGCCCTATGACGAGAATGTCCTCCCGTCCGAACAGCTCCGCGAGAATCTTCCAAATCTGGCACAGCTGGTGGTCTGCTATCCCCTCCAAGTTCTGCCAGCTCAGGATATCAAGGAGCGGAACACTTGCAGCGTGCCACTCATTGAAGGCCAAAGCTATGCAGACTGGGAGACCATAGACTGTCTCGATATCGACGCTTACGATGTGCTTGTCAGCGTAGAGGTCGAGGAATCTCTGGAGGGCGATGGGAGACTTGATGATTTCCAAGTTCCGTTCGGGTGGAGAATACCGTTTGAAGAGTGATTGCTCCTTCAACCTTTTCAAGTCGAAACGAACCACATGCCTCATCTGGTATTTCATGGCTCCTGCACCCTCGGCGTTTTCAGAGTGCAGGAAAGCAGCAGGGTGGATGGTCGGGATGACTTTACTATCAAGGTTCAAGGAGGGAAGGACCGAACCTCGGTAGTGCATGATCCCGGTAAAGCCGTTTCCTTTGCCAGTCAGGACGTTTAGGGAGAGATTTCCCAAGGCCAGAATGACGTTCGGGTTGATGGCTCCAATCTCCTGCCAGAGCTGAGGGATGCCTTCTTCAATGCTGTGCCCTATCTCTGACAGCTTCCTGAGATTGTTGTTGGGAGGTCGCCACTTCACAACATTCGTGACGTAGCATTCGGAGCGACGAATCCCCGCTTCTAAGAGCCAATCATTCAGCATCCTGCCCGATGGCCCACAGAACGGAACACCCGATTCCTCCTCGTCTGCTCCCGGAGCCTCCCCAACTATCACTATCTTAGCGTCGGACGGTCCTTGACCTTCTACTCTTTCTCCTTGCCCCATACCATCTCCGTAAGCTCCTCAACCGTATAAACGATCTTGATTTGTTTCGAGATAGCAACGGTGCGCTCCATGACAGCGCCGGGACTTTTCTCCCATCCCGGAAGCATCAGGATGTGAGTGCAATGTCCTAGGATAGCCAGATCGTAGGCCATCCAAGTGTGGTAGTGGAGGTCGTAGGCAGAGGGGAAAGCGGCACCCAGGTGGACGCAGATGGAGGGAATGCCCTCACCTGTGAGTCGGATGAACACCTTGAGCGCGGCTGCTACGTTCTGCTCGGTGCTCATCCCCCCGTTCGGAGTAATGGGGCCTGAGATGTAAACGAGCACATCTTTCTGCATCTCAATCATTTTAGCCCCA